AAGATACCTTCATAAGCATTACCTTTGTTTTGCACACCTCTACCACCAGCAGAACCAGAACCAAATTTCATGGTTATTTTGGTAAATTTAGTCGCTCTTTTTATTTCTGCAATATCAATATCTGTCTGTAAATCTCTAGTTATATTAATCTTAGATATGGATGCTGGATCAATATTAATTGGAGATTTAACTTTTGGAAATTTTTTATGTAAGTATCCATATACGGTAATAATTTCATCAATTTTGGCCTTGTCACCCCTTAATGTGGTTTTTATATCAGTAGCTGATTCAGGGAAGAATGTGTATGCCATTTAGACCTCAAATGAAAGTATTTATCTAATAATTTGGATGTCCTTTCCTGAAGTCCACACTTCTAGTTCAGTTCTCAAACGACCTTCAGCCTTAAGAGTATCAAATCTATTAGATGCCTTGTTTTTCCACCATTGTACAACATTCTCCAACTCAAACTTGTCATAGTTGTCGTCTTTTACCAACACATCCGTTTTACAATTTACATAATCAACAAAATTCTTAAAGCCATAATTCGAGGTATAGTACCTTTTCTGTTCGGTCAAGTTCTTGGCATTATCAATGATTGTGGTGAATCTGGTAAAGTCATCTGTACCTTTCAAGGCAGCCTTAGTCAAGGAGACAATCTTCATTGTAATCTTCAACTTCTTACTAGAAGCATCTTTCTCAACCAATTCACCAACAATATCTTGTACATAGTCTCTTAGATTATCATAAGGTTTACCGTGCATCATCGGTAAGAAGTCTGAATCGGTTAGACCTTTATATCTGATATATGGTTTCATACCATCATATTGTGATACTGTCTTAGATGAACCATACAAACTGGTAGTCTCAAATAGACAAAGGTTCATATTGTATTTTTTGTTTACAATCTCACGGACTGCATGAGAACAACAAATGGCAGCCAGAAGTTTGCCACCAAGATAATTGAAACCAAACGGCTGTGTAGGTACAATCACAAAACCCATCATTGCGGAGTTGTTGAATCGTTTACCCCATTCAGGTTGTTGCGTAAACACTTGTCCAAGCAAATCATTTCTAGGTTTACAGTTGATTACTGGTGAACCAAGTCTAATGAATCCTAGATACTTTCCTGTAGTCTTTTCTTTGACTGCCAGTTTTATATTACGACCAACAGGTGCAATATTCACATGGGAACTGGTAATGTTCAATAGTTGTTCCCACTCATCACCAGGAGCCTCACACACTTCGATATCCATATCATTAGGATGCATAGTGAAATCACTAAACAAATCATCTTCAATAGGAAATAATGGATTAGATGACATACCAGACAGAGAGTTTAGTTTCTGGTCACGCATATATTGGTCAATACGGTCAAAGTTGCCGAAGTAATCTTCAAACGCATTAAGACAATGTAATGCTTGTTCTTTAGTTAAGGTCATACTTTAAATCCATCAAAGTTCTTTTTAGGTTTCTGTGAAGGTTGTCCTGCATCGGCCAGTCCATCTTGTCCTGTTTGTTCAACATCATAAAGTCTCATTTTTGCACGGTCAATACCAATAACGAATCTTTTATGAGTGGTTGGATCAGAATATCTATTCTTCAATTGTTTGACCATCAATTGGCCAAGTTCTTCTAGTTCTTCACTTGTAATCAAAGCAAACATCAAGTCGGCTGTAGCTGGCAAACCAAAAGACTCACTCGTGTCTTCGAGTCCTGGATCGGAACTTCCATAACCACTTCGTGTTGTTTGTGTAGCAGATACAATTGGTACTCCGAACTCAACGGCAAGACCTCGCAATTCTTCTGCGATTGATTTAACATAGGTGTAGGAGTTGACGTTGGCTCCGGCTTTGATACGAGAACTACAGCAAATATTGAGATAGTCAATGAAAATAATATCAGGTGTAAACGACCTTTTGAGATTGAGCTCATTTAATAATGTCCTAAAGTGAGTTGCAGAAGCCGAGGCAGTTGGATATTCTTTGATAATTAATTTGCCAGTCGTCTTCTCTTTCATCTTGGCAATCTTCTTGTCGTACATATCCTTTGGTAAAGAGTTTAAATCGTCAACGGTCACATTCAATAGATTCGCATCTATTCTTTCCGCAATACGTTCTTCAGCCATTTCCATAGTAATGTAAAGAACATTTCTACCCAACGACATAGCTCCAGCGGCACAATGACACATAAAAAGGGACTTACCAACACCGGTACCAGCAAGAGCAATATTAAGAGTTTTGGAAGGAAGACCACCTTTTGTAATCTTGTTAAAGAATTCCAAGTCAAAAGGAATTCGTTCTTCATGTCTGTGGTAGAATTCATATCGTTCATCACTATTTTCCAAGTAATCATGGCCAACAGAACTGTCAAATGTTACCGCCAAAGCGTCCGATAATATCTTGGGAATCTGACCTTTATCGTGGGTTTTATCCTTACCGTCCAAAATGCTAATAGAGCCCAATACTGCATTGTAGATTGCCCTCTCTTGACAAAAGGCTTCCGACTTTTCAATAAGCCATTGTATCTTGGATTCTTCTCCCTTAGCCAATGCAATCTCTTGTAAATAAGATTCGGACTTTTCCACTTCGTCATCTGAAAGATTTCGCCTTTCTTTGACGGCCAATCCAATTGCTTCAATCGTTGGTGTAGTGTTATATTTCGAAACAAATTCAGAGATTTCGGTGAATAACATCCTTTCAGTTTTGTCTGTGAAGTATTCATCTTTAATGAAGGGGAGAACCTTGCGTAAATAGTCTTCATTGTAAATCAGGTTCTTTAATATCGTCTGTTCCAGTTTCATCAATTATTTCCTCGTCACTATCAGCCATAAGTTCTAAGAGAAGTTCAAACAAATATTGTGTGAACTCCTCATTTTTTTGAAGTTTCTTAGGCTTCATCACTGGAGATTGTATCACATCAAAAGCAAAATGTAAATGGGGCCCGTCATTATGTTCTAGGAGTTTTACCTTGCCATACTTAAAGACGGTGCCTGCATATTTACCTGTAATTAATTTGATGTGTGTTTCGGTTGTACTTCCCTCAGGAAATACAAACTCATAATCTAATCCTTCTGTCATTCAACACCATTACTTGTTTCAATTTCAAAAGCCTCATCAATATCACCTTGCATGATATTACCGGAAGCAATACGGTATTTGTGTTCGATATGTTCTTGGAAAGATTTCTTTTTAAGAATTGGCATCCAGAATTCTTTGGTATCAGTTTCTTTGATACGGTATTTCTTTTCTTCAACAACACCATCATCATCAGTACGTGAGTACCAACCATTAGCAGGTTTAACTACATGGCCTGAATCCAACGCAATATCAAGTAAACCAGACCACTTGCTAATGCCTCCATCAAAAGAAACAGTAACAGGTATTTTAGATTTCTCTTTGACATAACGACTCTTTTCTACATTGATAATGAAATTGTAACCAACAACTTCAGTACCTTCTTTCTCTTGTTGTCTACCAAGAATAAAGATATTATCAGCAGAGTAATATGAACCTGTACCACCACCTACGATATCTTTAGGGAACATACCAATTTCTTTGTAGGTATGATTTACGACAATCATTGGTATATCTTTCATTGTCAGGTGAGGTGTTACCATTCTAAACAATGATTTAACTTGTTTGGCTCTTGACATATCAGCCACAGATTTACCTTCTAATGCATCATCAACTTCTTTCTTAGATGCAAGATTACCGATTGAATCAATAATGATAATCAGTTTATCTTTACGTTCTAGTTGAGTTAACTGTTGCATCACATCAAACTTTAACTGTTCGATGTCAGTAAGTGGTGTATGTAGAACACGGTTAGTGTCAATACCAAACGAATCAAAGTAAGACTGAGGAGTTCCAAACTCGCTGTCATAGAATAAGAGAGCCGCATCTTCATATTTGTCCAGATAAGATTTTGCCATCAAAAGTGAAAAAGCAGTCTTAAAGTGTTTTGATGGACCTGCCCACATTGTAAGACCTGGTGTAAGACCACCATCTAATTTACCAGACAATGCCACATTGATAATTGGAATTGCCGTTGGTATCATATCCTTCTCGGTGAAGAACTTTGATTTGGATAGAATAGCAGATTCTTTGATACTACTATTCTTTTTAATTTTATCTAATATACTCATTTTATTTCCTTTTAAAAATCACCACCATCAACACCTTTGCTCTTTGGTTTAAATGCAAAAGGTTCGTCATAATCATATGTAGTTGTGGCCACACCTGCTGATGTTATATTTGCTATATTTTCTTTTGGCACTTCTATTGTTGTCTTCCATTGTGGTGGTTCTGCAACATTAGGTGTAATGAAAACTGGAATATCAGGTGTTTCGGCTATAGGTGTAGACTTTACGGCCGTTTCTACTTTCTTTGTTTCCACTTCTCTGTGTAAAGAATAGTTAGCCGCAATCAATAACAATACTGCCAATGGATCAAATACAGATACAATCATTATAATCAATAATCGAACTGCCTTATCAATGATACTTCTATCGTCCGAACCATAGATTAATTCCGCCACATATTTGATTGGACCAAAATCGGATTCAGCTTTCCGCAATTGATTAGAATACGGAGCCTTTTCTTCATTAAGTTGGTTGAGATGCTTCTGCGATGACTCGATATTCGAAGCCAACTCATTACGTTCTTTCGATTGGGTTTTGCGTATCCTATACGAATTCTCCGCACCCCTTTCCGAGTCTGAACGGCCCATGATTTGGTCAACTGTGTCATCAAGCTGTTTGATATTCTTACGATACTCATTTATATTGTCCTTCTCAATTCTAATCTTCTCATCAATTAATGCCACCTTATCAACAATAGGTCCCACATCAGCAGAATGTTCTAAATGAGCCTTTGATAAGAAACCAAAGATACCCATTGAAGTGAACATCATCAACACAACAACACCACAAATGAAAGGATATTTCAAAGTGTGTGGTGCATTGTCCCAATTACGATACGTCCATGATATAGTTACTACTTTAGCAACCTCAATAATGGAGAACATAAGAATAATAGGCCAGTAAGCACCAGGGAAAATTGATGCCATACCGACCACAGAGAAGTATGCTGAAACGGCAGACAATGCTAGTGCCGTTAAGAATGTCAAAAATATCATGTAAAGAAGTCCTGTAGTGAGCTCACCTGTTCTGTTTTCCAGCCCATACAATCAAGAATAACTTTGATGGGTTCCAAAAACGATTTCTCATATTGTAACTCAAAGTCTATACAGTTGTCAAGCCCAAACTCAGTCGGTAACCTACCAGGGAAAGATATCACGGTATCCTGGAAATGATTTGGTGTTTTAAGATAGGTAAATTTAATCTTTTCACCGGATTGTATCATAGGATACTTCTTTTCAAGACCTCGGTCTATCAAGGCTTTGTTATATAACAATGCACCTTTCACATGAATTGGCGTACCTTTTTTATACAAGGTTGTAGGATCCGAGTACTCTCTAAGTCCATTCACACCTCTAGGAAAAGATATATCTTCTGCCGGTAATTTACTGAACTCTGCTCTGAATTTTGCCAGGAAATCCTGTACGTCTTGTTCTGTACCAGATACCATCAACTTGATTACCTCTTTCATCTTCTCACGTACAATAGATGGAGTGGAAGACTTAATCATTTCAAGTCCCATAACTTTCAGGTCAGGTTCATTGTACCAAATACCTTCATTGTTATACACATTAAGAATATAACGTTTCTTGGCAGTCCAGATACCTTTGTCAGATAAACCTTCACGTTTCATCTGCATCTTTTGTGCATAAGCATGGACATAATCAGCCAACTCTTTATAACACTTATCAATGTATGGTTGAATCTTCTTCTCGCATACATTATCCATAAATGATATCATACGATTGATATTCATTTGTTGGTCTTTATCAAACACAGTATCAACCAATTCACCAAGTCTCAGGTAAATAGAATCGGTATCAGATGCAATGACATAATCTTTATCTGTCTTTAGCAGATTGTTCATGTACTCGTTTATCTTTGCTTCAATCCAACGAATTGATAACTGGCCTGCCGTAGTAACTCCAAGTGCCATGCGTAGGTCATAGAACCTAAAGTACTGACTTCCCAAAGCACCGTAAGCGGAGTTGAGAGAGACCTTTTTGGCCAATTGTAAATTATTGTACTTAGCGATTCGTTTTTCAATTGCATATCTTTTTGAGACATCTTTTTCATTCTCCAATTCTTGTTTAGCTTGTAGATAGAGTTTTTTAAACTTCTTTCTATCTTCATACATTTCTTCCAACATCTTGGGCAAGAAACCTGTGACATCTGTACGGAAGAATTGACCGTTTGGTGTCATTGTAACACCTTTCAGTTTAGAAGTATCAACCTTCTTCAGTAACATCTTCTCAACACTTGGTGCTTGAGATATTACATCTCGCATCTCCTCCGTATAATCACCAGGCTCAATCAAAGTCTCTGGAGAGATATTGTATTGCATCATCAAGTGAGGATACAAAGAGTTCAAGTCAAATGAGGCAACCCAATTGTGTAGACCAACTTGTGGGTCTTTAACATAGGCACCTTCAAAGGCTTCTGTCTTCTCTCTCACAACTCTTGGTGGTACAATGATATTCTTTTCCAACAGATAGGAATAAGTCATTGCATCCCACATTCTAGTCTGAGCAAACACATCATCCATATTGGACTTTGTATCATAAGCCAGAGTTACCGCCATCTCAACCAACTTAAGTTTATCTTCTAATCTTAAAACCAATTGTACGTCTTTGATATTATACTCAATAAACTTTTGGTGGTTCAAACGATACAAGGCGTGTAAGTTATCATATTCATCATAGGACAATTTACGTTCACCAAGTTCTACGTTTGCAATAGCATCCAACTTGTATGATTCTTGTGACTTACCGCCAGGTGCATACCATTTGTATAGTTCGATATAGTCTAAACAGGCTATACCAGTCATCAAGTAATGAATCATTTGGCGACCCATGTTGATAACTTTACGTTCAGGTAGATATTGCCATGGAGATAATTTCTTGGTTTCATTCTCACCAAGAATACGTCTGAAACGATTAACAATGTATGGTATATCAAAGAACTCTGTGTTCCAACCAGTTAACACATCAGGATAATTGGCCTGCCAGAATGATAAGAACTCTCTACACAAAGTCCATTCATCACGGCATTTGTGATACTTCTCATCACCTTGTACTTCATAGTCACCACAACCCCAAACGTGTGTTGATCCGTTTAAGAATGTAAGACAAATGGCTGTGATTGGTTCGTTTGCTTCGTATGGATCAGGGAAACCATTTTCTGATCCAACCTCAATATCTATAAATGCAACCGAGATTTTATCGAAGTCATAGTCAACCATACCTTGATGGTGCTCTGCAATGTATGCATACTCAAAACGATTCTGGCCATAGACCAAGGAACCACCCACATCTTCAAACTTCTTAAGATACTCTCTCGCATCATAGATAGAGTCAAAGCGTTTCTGGTTAAGGAATTCGCCTTTAAGATTTTTGAATTGTGTTGGTTTGTTTGATGGGAGATAGAGACATGGTTCGTAGTCTAGTTTGGCCTGTACTCTCTTACCGTTTTTGATTCCACGATAGAGAATATGTCCACCAACTGACTGAACGTTAGTGTAAAATGTTGACATTAACCTGTAATAATTTGTGGTGTTTTAGGAACGATGATGCCGGCACCAAAGACTTGATTGTAATTATCAATAAAATCTTGTGCTGGTGTATAAGAGTATACTACACTTGAGATAGGTATGGCAAATTTCGTATCTTTACCAGTCACAGGAGGTTCGGCATGGAGTGGAAATGGTGCCAAACCTACGTTAGGACTTCCATCTTTACCACGTACAATTGAGATGGCCACAGGATTGGTAACACACCATTCTCCCGAAACTATTTCGGCATCTCCTAACACATCTTCACCAGAAGTCAACTTCAAAACTTTAATTGCCATAATAACTCCAATATAAATAATACATTAGTATATATGATTTCGTCTGAACTGTCAAGCAGTTCCTGTTAACTTTACCATCATTTTATTATAGGTGAAAATAACAAAGGTCATATAGAACCGTGGATCCGATTACGCTATTCGCAATGGCAAATGCGGCTGTGTCTGCTGTCAAAAAAGGTTGCCAACTCTACAAAGATATTAAAGGTGCTGCTGGGGACGTTAAAGGTGTCCTCAAGGATCTTGACGACCAGTTCAATAAAAATCATAAAGATAAACCTCCCACACCAGAGCAACGCAAACAATACATCGAAAAGAAAAATGAAATCATCGAGCTCAATAAAAAGGGTGGAGAAACGGATGATGTTTATACTGAAATTGGCGAAAAACTTGGCGAATTCTTTGATGCTTTCCACAAATGCAAAACTGTTTTAGAGGAAGAAGAAAAACATTCTAAGACACACCTTTATGAAGGTGGAGCTAGTCTTGGTAAACGTGCTCTGCAACGTGTTCTAATGAAAAAGAAATTAGAACAAATGTCTGTAGATTTACGTGAGTTGGTTGTGTATCAAAGCCCACCAGAACTTGGTGCTCTATGGACCGATGTGAACAAGATGATGGAAGAACTTGGTTCACAAGAAAAGATTCTTATTGCCAAGCGAATGAAAATGGAAGCGGCCGATGCAAGAAGAAAAGAACGCTTTATGAAAACACTAAAAGCGGATGCATATTTTGGTGGACTGTTTCTAGCTATAATTTTTGCAATGGGTTGTATGTTTGCCTATATTGCACATGATGCCGAGAAACGATATCCAGGTCTTAAAGAACACACAAATCAATATGCTTTGCAGGAAATTCGTAAGAGAGAGATTCTGGAATATATTGAGAAATCAAAGAAGCCGACTTTTGAGAGCCCACCAGAAGAGGAATAAAACGGCCGCAGAAGCGACAAGACCAAATAAAAGAAATAATAGGAAGAATTTACCAACACTTTCTATTGTTTCTAAGTATTCTAAAAGTTTTGTTGTGAAACGCATTTGGTGATTGAAAAATATGTTTATGAAAGCATCCATAAATATTCATTCATCAAAGCAAAAAGAGGTTTTAATTGTCTCGTCTATTATTTATTTTCTTATTAACATTCGCATTTTTTTGTAATTCAAAACCACTAACGGCCAAATCATGGGTAGTGGCAGATACTACTGGCAAAATTTATGATTCACAAAACATTGATGAAGTGAGACCAATAGCCAGTATTACTAAACTTCTAACCATAATTACTGTGTTAGATGCCAAACAAAATCCATCAGAAGTACTAACTCTTTCCACAAAACTTAGAGATAAACTTCCTAGAAAAAATCAAAAGATTACCAGAAAGTCATTAATGGAGATGGCTTTAGTATCGTCAGATAATAGGGCTTCTTTAACTCTTTGTGAAAATTATCCAAATGGTTATGATGCTTGTATCTTAGCTATGAATAATAAAGCAAAATCTATAGGTATGATTAACACTTCTGTAGTTGAACCTACCGGTTTAGATAAAGATAATGTAAGTACCGCTAGAGATTTAATTCTATTGGCCAAAGAAGCAACAAATTATAAAGAAGTTACAGAGTTTAGTAAAGAATACCAAGTAAAAATATTAGTCAATGATAATTGGGTGCCATTTACAAACACAAACCCGCTAGTAGAGAAAAATCACAACATTGTGGTAAGTAAAACCGGTTGGACATTCCCCGCTGGCGGGTGTTTAATGATGACAATAAATGATAGAATAATTATTGTACTTGGTAGTCGTAGCACAAAGACCAGAATACCTGAAGCGGAACAATTATTCCGTCAATTTAATTAAGCTGCAGGTGCTGCTGGTGTTTCTGTAGTTGCTGGTGCAGTTTCAACAGGAACAGCTGCTTCAGCTACTGGTGTTTCTACAACTGGTGCAGCTGCTTCTACTGGAGCAGGTGCTGGTGTTTCAGCAACTGGTGCAGGAGTCTCAGCAACTGGAGCTGGTGTAACAGGTGCTTCAACAACTGGTGCAGCTGCTTCTACTGGAGCAGGTGCTGGTGTTTCAGCAACTGGTGCTGATGCAACTTCAGGTGTTGGTGCAGGAGTTGTATCTACTACGGGAGCTGGTACTTCTACTGGTGCAGGTGGTGTCGGTTCTACAGTGTGCACAATATTGCCATTCTCATATACTTGAGCAGAATGTGCATCTGGTGTATTTTCTAAGAAAGCTTTAGCGTGTTCTAGTGTTTCAAAAGCAAAAGCGAATGTACGCAATTCACCGTTGATTAACTTATGTAATTTTACATGGTGTGACATAGTTTGTTCCTTTTTAAAAAGAGATTTGAGGTAGTCGAGCATAAAAACCCCCGGAAAAGTATTATAAGCCTATATTTAGGTTTGAAAATATGTCAGGAGTGTGTAAAGATGGAGCGGTCCTTCGGAATTGCACCGAACTATCAGAGGGGAACTCTAACCTGTCCTAGACAGACCGCAAATTTGGAGCGGAATAACAGAATCGAACTGTTGACAGAAGATTGGAAATCTCCAGTTTTACCACTAAACTAATTCCGCATGGTATTTGGAGCGGGATATGAGAATCGAACTCATCACTGGACCTTGGCAAGGTTCTGTTTTACCAATAAACTAATCCCGCATTTGTTTGTATTATATACTATATATGTGCCTTTGGCAACTGGTACCCCTGATCCGATTCGAACGGATATATTATACTCCTCTGTTTGAGAGAGGCGACTTTACCAATTTGTCCACAGGGGCCTGGTGCGGGTAGTGAGATTCGAACTCACACTTTACAGGGTTTAAATCTGTTGACTCTACCAATTGGCCTATACCCGCATAATAATGGTGCCCTAGGAGAGACTCGAACTCTCATGCTTTTGGCGCTGGCTTCTAAGACCAGTGTGTCTACCAATTCCACCACCAGGGCATCTGGTGCAACCTACAGGAATCGAACCTGTTTCAATGGCTCTTCAGACCACCGCTATGACCACATCAGCTAAAGTTGCAAATGGTACCTCGTTGGAGAATCGAACTCCCGTATGCACCGTGTAAGGATGCCGTTCTACCATTAAACTACCGAGGCATTATCTTCATATACACCAATTACGTGTTCAATACGCATTGAGTATAAATCGTCTTTGATTTTTATGGCACCATTCCAATTGATTAACAATTCTTCACCAACGGCCACCTCATCTACTTCTGGACCTACAGCAACTACTACTGCTCTATCTGGTTCTACTGATGATTGTAAAATGATACCTGAAGCGGTTTCTTTTACTGGTGTAATACGTTGAATGACTAACTTATCATGTAATGGGGAATAAATCATAAAAATCCTTATAATAAAAATGGGCAGAAGTATGGGAATCGAACCCATGATATCGGAATCACAACCCGAGGTTTTACCACTAAACTAACAACTGCATAAATTAAACAACAGCTTCTTGCTCTGCTAGAATCCGTTTAAGACGGTCAGCACAGAATGAAGCAGCTGGTGCGTTTGGTTTCACCATTGGTTCCATGTTACAGGTACCTTTGATATAACCAATAGCTTGCTGTACTACACAAGACGAACCGAACTCATCGGACTTGTTAAGGTCTAAATGAACTTCAACGTGTCTATCTTCTAGTACATCTTGCATTTCTTGGAACAAGTTTGAAATTTTGTAAACTTCGCTCATCAACCTCATTGATGGTTTACTTTTCTTGTGGTCGTAATCTAATTCACGTTCCACAAAACCAAAGATTTTACAACCATGGCATCCGTCAATATGAACAACTACAGCCAAAGCATAGTCAGCGTACCAAACGCCATTGATTCTTATACGCTCAGAGTCCGCACCGAGGTAAACTTTAGTGTCTGGTCCTTGAGTAAGTAGAAAATCTTTTACTTCCTGTATGTTAAATTTTTTCATATCAACCACCTTTTTAATAATTCTTGGCCTCGGTGGAGAGATTCGAACTCCCAACATTTGATTTTGGAGATCAACGTTCTGCCAATTGGAACTACACCGAGATTATATTAAACATATTTTTTAGGTTTTCTAAAAACATTATGTCTATTCTTAGCCGCATATGTATCTTGTTGTGTGTGACAATTCGGACACAAAAATCTTAAATTTTCTAACCTATGGTCATTATTAACACCATTTATATGGTCCAATTGTAATACCAATTTTAAACCATTATGTGTTCCTTCATTTCCACAACAAGCACATTTATATTCTAATAACTTATCTTTTAATATCCTTTTCTTAATTCCAATTCTTGGATAAGAACTATCTTCAACAAACACATCAGCATTTGTAAATTTACTAGGATTATTATTTTTACCTTTCATACCTTTTGATATACTATTTTTATGTATATCACTTAATTGTTGGCCTGTATTCCAAGGTAATGTACCAGTTAATTTTTTAGATACTTTCTTTTTGAACTCATCCGTTCTTGGACCCCTAGAATTAGCGCACGGTAACGAACAATATTTTCCCGAAGCAAAAGAACCGTCATGTTCCTTTTCACATCTTAAACATTTAAACATTTTGAACCTCTATTATAACTTGATATAGTTATTTAGTAGAAGTTCGATTTATAATTGGTACCCATGAGAAGAATCGAACTTCTGTCTCAGCGTTATCAGCACTTTGCTCTGCCATTGAGCTACACGGGTATATATCTGGTGCCCCTTGACAGAATCGAACTGCCAATAGATGATTACAAATCAACTGTTATACCATTTAACTAAAGGGGCAAATTGGCCTGTCCTGAGGAACTCGAATCCCCAACCTCTAAGTTCGTAGCCTAGTGCACTATCCAGTTGTGCTAAGGACAGAATTGGCGCCGTGGACGGGAATCGAACCCGCCTAGGTCTCATCGACAGTGAGGTACTCTACCCAGAGAGCTACCACGGCATAAATTTGGCAGGGGATATAGGAATCGAACCTATGATGATGGAATCAAAATCCATTGTTATACCATTTAACTAATCCCCAACAATTTGGTGGCGAAGGAGAGATACGAGCTCCCAACCTTGTCCGTATGAAGAACCTGCTCTACCAATTGAGCTACATCGCCATATTGAAACACACTACAAGAACCGTGACGAGCGGGGTTATTTACCTTGTTTCGTAGGCAAAAACATTAAGACGGTCAGACCTAATCATTTCACCATGAATTAATGTGCTTCAATATGGTTACATACTACTTGTCCTATTGTACACCGTATGTAAGGGTGAGATTTGGTGGACCGACGGGGAATCGAACCCCGACTTCATGCTTGCAAAGCACATGTGCTCCCGTTATCACTATCAGCCCATATAGAAACACACTAATTACGTGTTACCGCCTCCAACAATAGTCGCTACTCTAATGTGTTTCTATATAGAGCCAGTCTCTCCTAGATGTCACGCCTAACGCTGACGTTTGCGTATATGATATAAATGTTGACTACCTTAGTGGCCCACAGTCACGTTTGTCCACTCGCTTCTAGGTCATACTCGAAGGGCAATTACTCCCTCTTGTATCATTACATACCATATAGAAACATACTAAATCCGTTGTACCGTCAAATACAACTTTGCCCAGTTGACGCTGGACCGCCCTGATTGGGCGTTTAATATGTTTTTATATGGTGGACGCCTAGATATTATCAACGCCTCGGGATTGTTAACTACCACAGGACTAAACCTGAACAATCTCTTTACTAAACTTGGTGGATTGGGTAGGGATCGAACCTACTATA